TTAAGCACCGTGAAACTGGCGGTATTTTTCTTCCAAATCCGGGTCAACCACGTGAGCATAGCGCATAGTCGTAGCGATAGACGAGTGACCGAGCAAAACTTGAAGATAGCGGATATCACCACCGTTTCTTAAGAAATCAGTTGCAAAGCTATGACGAAGAGTATGAGGGGTGATATGGCGGTCGATACCAGCCCGCTTAGCTGAGTTTTTGATGAGCAGCTGGACATTCGACTCGGTCATACGCTCTTTGTATAGGTTAGAAACGACGAGAGCTTTGCAATTGTCATGCCGGGTATCTAGATACTCACCCATTAACTCTTCCGTACGCTTGTCGATAAAACATAAGCGTGCTTTACCGCCCTTGCCAATCACAGTAAAACTTTTGTCCCGAATTTGATCGCGGTCTAGAGAAATAAATTCGGCAAGGCGTATCCCCGAACTAAACAGTAGTGCAATCGAAAACTTATTACGAAGCGAGCAGGCACAGCTAATCATCCTGCTAACTTCTTCCATACCCAGGAATTCAACTGGTGTGTCAATGCGCTTCGGTACGACAACAAGTGCCGATTTAAGCGCTTTAATGTCTAACAGCTCCATGTACTGCAAAACGCCCCGTATTCTCGAGAGATAATTGCGAAGCGTATTTTGACACCGACCGTTACTCATAATACGATGCCATTTCCCTAAGTCCTCAACAGTAAAGTCCGCGATGTCTTTATCCCCGATCACTTCTATCAGGGAGCGCTTAACCTGTGCGTGCGTCTCCACCATCCGTATGCTCTGATAACGAACGAGCATATAATTATTTTGATATAAATCAAACGCTTCAGAGATGAGCATTATGGGTTTAATTCTCTCTCCCACCCATTATGTTGATAATGGACAGGGAGAAAACTAACGCTTCGATGCCATCATGTTGCGAAAAATACCCGTGACGTATCTGATGCGGCCTTTGCTATCCTTTTTCTTTGCGCAAGCGATTTCGAGAGCATCAGCGATTTGTGCCTCAGACAGTGTTTGGGCGACCTTGCGCCAGTAAGCAAAATCCTTGGTTGAATCCAATCCGAGTTTGCGCATAATGTAAAACACCATACTTCTCTCGGTTGGGTCCTTGATAACGTTAACGTTAATACCTTCAGTAGAAGGAACGTTTACGTTAACGTTAAAGTGAGAGTTCATCCCTGTTATACCTCCATTAAAAATTTTAGCGCAAAAACCTCGCCGCTTTACACGCGGTTTCTGTCCGTGTAGAATTTCCGCACATAAAGCGTAAGGCAGAAATTCTACAGCATTTTGCCGTCGAGAGCGATAAAAAAAGCTCCTACCTCTCATTAGCGACGGTAGGGGCTTTCAATTCCAGGTTGATATTATCATTGTAGCAAACCTTGTGCGGTTTGTCAATACCTACTTGAGAATTGCCACAAGAGCGGAGACAACCATACCCAATATAGTTACGCCGATAGGTATCCAGAAGCCTGGTTGCTTGTAGTCTAGCTTACTCTTCTTGATAGCATTACTATCGGAAATCGCTTTATCTAACGCTTTTTGGACGTCGGGATTACGTTCAACCGACTCCTTGATTACATTTTGAAGAGCATCGTTGAGTGGTTTATTCTCAGTGATAGCAGTTTGAATTGCACGAGCTAGATTGTGCGGGGCTAGAGCTTCCTCAACAATAGGTTGTACGGCCTCCTTGTAATCATTGTCGCGACTCTTAGGACGAGCATCAGTCTTAGCTGGCATTTTTTTGGATGGCCTTCGGTATAAATTTGATAATACGCCCATCCTTTTGCTGTACAGCGATCGGAGAACCGTCTGCTTCTTTTAGTACTCCGATAGAGAACGCAATAATATCACGAGCATCCCGTACACCATATTTAGCGATGATGTCCTCTAAAGCCGCAAGGTCACCATTCGCGATTTCGACACGAATCGCATCGATGCCGTCTTGATTTGGTTGCTTGTGTTGTAAGATATTGATTGCCATACTTTCATTATACCAAACTTTGGCGCATGAGTCCAAAAAATCAATGATCTTAGATGTTGCAATGAACAAGCGTTCCGAGCGAGCCAAGAAAGCTGTTGCTGCCCGCATCGCTAAATATGGGCAGAAATCCAAAAGAATGTAAACATAAGAACGGTTTTCCACCCAAAACCGTTCTTATGCCGAGATTAAGGACAGTCCGTTGTATTAACTATTTTTACTGTCGTTCACAACTTTGGAAATGCCAAAAATCGCGCCCAGAAAGAGACTTAGCGCTGAGATGCTTGTTAGGATAGCCTCTACGGGCAAATTCCAACCCCATGCGCTCGCTAGCGTGGCAAAAAAGGTACCAGTTGCAGGTAGCACAATGATAACTACCCAGCGCAGAATTTCATAAGCTTTTTGATTCAACATTTTAATCTCCTTAGACAATTCTTAGATTTTTAGTATTTATAGCGGCGTAGACTGCGCCCTTCATGCTATCAGCTACAAGTACAGCACGGTCACCGTTGATTTGCTGGACGAAATAGAAGTTGCGAGTCTTCTTAAGTACTTTACCATTATAGTCAACCCAGCTGATAGGCAGCACGCGAGTACCAACACTGATGACAGTAGGCATCGGAGCGGCACTAGTAGGGCCACCTTTAAGCTTTTGGTTCACGATCTCTTGAATGGTGGTTGGATCATAGCCAGCTTCACGAAGCAAGTCATATCGCTTCGGCGCAACACCCCACTTGAGAGCGATGACTTCATCAGCGATTTGCTCATTCGTCTTCTTGGTGGTCTCGGGGACCATTTCGACAATATGTACGCCGTTGAGATATTCGCCCCACCCGAATGCTTTGAAGCCGGCGAGACTAGTAAGCCGCTTGCCATCAGAATACAGAGCACCGTGGTCGCTAACAATCACGTGCTCATATGGAGAGCTCGTGTCTAGGAACACTGGTACGGCTACATTTGTCGGAAGCGTGGAAATGTCATGCAAGGTGCCTGCGTTCTTGTTGCCGAGCATGGCGTCCTTGGCACTTGCATATTTTGGCGCGATGCCAAATCCTTGGCGGACGTTGGCTAGACAGTAGCCGACTCTCGTGCCCATTTTGGTAATGTCGAAACTTTTAAGCTGTTTATAGACCATATTTATTCTCCCTCCACGGCGTCATCGTCTTGGCGCTCAGGTTGCGGTTGTTGATATTGTTCGAGGATCTCCTCGGGTGTGATTTCTTCCATCACTCTCCTTTCTTTTTGTCAAATAGTTGATTAACTAGCATTTTGTCCCATAGGCAGGCTGCACAGGTCTCGAACTTCATTCCCAGGAATAGGCTCGTGATACCCGCTAATATATCGGCTGATTTTTTCATATTCTCAAATGCTTCGTCGGTGAGATTGGCTTCATAAACCTCGGTATCTTTCGTGTGACTCTTGACCGCATGCTTAAAATCGCACCAATAGTCGGGGTTGGGGTCTTCTGCGTTTTTCACTAATACTTCCATCTGAGAACGCCGGAGGCCTAGGACGTCAGCAATTAGGGTCTTTAGGGCATGTGAGTCATAATTACCCGATAATAGCTTCTTCTCCAAGTGGTCAACCAAGGCGGTCTTTTCGCCGATCGCGTCGATTAGGTCAACCAGCCATGAACTTGATGTTGTCTTCATGCTTTGCTCCTAGGCCGAATGTGTGGCCGCCTCAATTAAATTTGCGATGTCTTCGTCATGGGCGTCAGCCCAATCTTGAACGTTGTATTTTTTGACCCAAGCGAGGAACTTGCGGCCAAGGTCCGCGTTGCCGTGCAGGTTGAGGAAATAGATACGGGCCAATTCTAGAACGGCAGGAATGTTGTCGGGGCTATGTTGCAGGGCTTGCCGTAGGTCGATTCGTGCAGTTTGTAATCCATTAGCGTCCTCTTTCTGCTCAAGACTGTCTAGGCGTCGATTGATGGCTTCAATCTCACGCTGTGTCGAACGAGAGATTGTTAGCTGTTCGGCGTGCTTGCTGTCTGAGCTGGCCTTATTCTTCTTCATCTCTATGAGGACTGGGATGATGGCGATAAACGAAACCAGGATTTGCGTGAGGTCGATACTCATTTTGTCTTCCTCTCTGTAGACTTGACCTTGCCGCCCTTCACTTCAATGTCAAAGTGCTTCTTGCACTTCGAATTGGCGCAAATCACGTTTTTCATGTTGCCACCCGTCGACTCCATCATGTAGCGACCACATGATGGGCAAGTAATCTTGATGGATTTTTCTGCGCGCCGCCAGGTGAACTCGGCTTTGCAACGGCACCACGGATGATAGTGCGGGATCATATCCCCGTTCGAGAATGGCTGGTCGGCGCGCACCGTCTCACCATCCATCCGGAGACAGTCTGCGCATAGGTCATTGGAAGTGGGGTCAATGCGCCATGTCTTGTAGGCGACGAGACCTGCCTGCTCGCTAGCAATAATCGCCGCAATAAGCACAGCGTTTTGTTCTGCCTCATATCTTTCCGAAACCGCCCAGCGGTCATAGCGGTACTCGTCGGCAATCTTGAGTTCGAGTATGCCTCGGGATAGCGCGTCATCGTCATAGCCTTCTACCGCAGAAATTCTCTCAACGACAGACACAACTTCTGCGATAGTCTGATCTACGAATTGCTGAAGCAACTCGGTGATGCGCGCGGTTAGCTCCTCGATCTTTTCAGGGGATATTCCCATGTTCAGATCAGTAAGACCAAGCTCAGTAGCGAACTCCTGTGCCGCTTCCTCGCCACGCTCTAGCATGATGGCGATAAGAACCGAGACGATAATTTTAGCGGCATAATCTACTAGACCCTGTTCCTGCACCTCGTTACGGATTAGTTGTTCCAGCCCCGTCAAGTTGCCATCCCGAGCTAAGTCTGACGCAACATTGATTACTCCCTCATTCATACCGCGCAATGCATTCGTAAGGCGCTTGTCGGCCACCCGGTTGTCTGACTCTATGGTCTCGCCTGCATCTAGCGCCTTGGCCTTGACTGCTTTTTGAACTGGCTGGTCAGTTAACACTGACTCGTCCTCGATTGGCGCATCTGCTTGGTTATTGTCAGTGCTGTCCTCGGCGGGCGCCTCGGCTTTCTCTAGTTCCTTAAAACTACTAGGCAGTTGCAAGGCATCGACAGCGCTTTCGATTGTGAAGCCAGCGCTGAGCATAATCTGCAAGGTCTCTGCTTGTGCTTTACGGACCTCGGTCAGAACTGGAATTTCATAATCGAACGAGAGTCCAAATCCCGCGCCGCCAACGATACGGTCAAACTCGTGCATGAACTTACTAAAGACCTTACGAAGCTTCGGGTAGACGACGCGTCGAGAAAAGATGTAATCGGCCACCTCCGCGCTCGCGTAATTCGAGTTTTGCAGGTAGCCCTTGACTTCTTGTGGCACCCCGAAGTCCATGTCAATCTTCTTGTTTGCTTGGTCGAAGATGCTTTGCAGTGTTCCCTTATCGGTAGACTGGGCGAACGGTACCCATTCGACTTGCGCGCCGAGTGGCTTGTCGTCGATTGCGGAGACTGGGCGATGTACGTAGACGGGGTTATTGGCATTGCTTGCCCCACGGTGATGCGCCTGTAGGGCATCCACCATATCGTTGAACTCCTTTTCGTCGCGCGCAGTAACGACAAACTGGCCCGCGGGGACAGCGCCGTTACGGAAATAGCCTGCCTGATAATCAGCTACATAGTCGTCGACGTTCGCCCACTTTTTGGCCGCCATACTCGGGGAGTACCCCGATGAGAGGTCGTAGGGGTTGACGTTGAGGCTGAGCGCAATGACCTCGTATTTGCCATAAGTTTGACCATTGTAGTAATAGGTCGTGGAGCCATTGATTGTTGACACCCCTACCCCTTCCATGAAAGTGAAGCCGGCGATATTATCTGCGGTGATTCTCCCGCCAGGTACAACGCTTCGGCCTTCTCTATGCCAACATAGCAAATAGACGACTGGGTGCACCAGTAGCATTACTGCCAGGGTTTCCCAAAATTCTGGGCCTGCCATATCTTCATTAGGGTTATTAAGCACCTCAATAAGTCGGGGCTGTTGCTTAAGTTTCTCCCCGCTGTCATCGACGGCGAATGGCGCTACCTCTGCAAAGCTCTCAGCAATGCGGGTGATATTGGGGAAGTTGTTGTCATAGCTCCCGGTATGGTAGCAATCCAAGATATTGCCCATATTCCAACCGCCTACAATACCCGGGCGTTGGATTGGCTCCCCCTTGTCATCTAGCCATTCTATAGCTTTAGTTTTTAGAAGTCTTTTTAGCTTGCCAAACATCTTAGTCTTATAATGACCACCAGCCCAGCCGGTGGGCTAGTATTTGCTAGCCGGCTGGGTAGATAATTACGATAAGAATATGGAAATCATACTTAATAAAATCGGAATTTGGGGCGCGCTTGGGATGACAGTTCTAAGCAAGAAGCAAGCTCCGCTCGGTCAATCTTATTTAGTCGAGGGTAGCGCAGCCTATCAGAAGGCGACTAAGCCACTATATCGCTATGCGAAAGGTTATTCTATTAAGAAAGGCAAAAGCGTAATCAACTTCTGCCTGTTTGTTCGTACGTTCTCGGACAACGATAAGGCGGTGGAGAAGGAGCTAGATGCTTGTGCTAAGTCACTCAATTCCGAGGAAATCCTAGAAGCGCTAACAGTGGCTTCGATGTCTAACTTTACGTACACTGACACCTTCCTGAAAGGAGCAAAATAATGGCGGCAACATTACCATATCCATCAATCGTTTTCGTGCCGCTTGACGTACTGACGGCTGAAGAGCTTAATCAGATGGCGCAGAATATTACCGCGTTGGCCAACATGTTTCCGATTACTTCCGCGAATATCGGCAACGCTGCCGTTAAGTCGTCCAATATAGATTGGACGACAATGAAGCATTGGGGTCCGGACTACGCTAACCGCTCCTCGGTCAACTTAGCCTCAAGCGACCGTGCAAGCATCTCACAAACGGGCTTTGCGGCCATTGAAGTCTATGCATACAATACAAGTGACCTTCAAGAAATTGATGTCTACGTCAATGGTAGCAAGGTTTGGATGGCGCAGCAAGAAGCGGCTGCTCCTAACGGTGCGCGTGCGGTGCATAGTATCTTTACTATCCCTGTCTCCGCAGGCGACGTCATCACGGCCTCAACTGGCCTTCAGGCGGTGAATTTCATCCCTGGGAAATGGGCCTAGGCAGAAAACGGCGCCGTAGCCAATCTCACGAAGGCGCTAGCCGTAAATGCAGGCACGTTGACGGCTCTAGTCTCATTATTATTGACTAGAACGCGCAACTCGTAGTGGCTACTGTCCACGTGGTCAAAACTGATGTAAATGTCGCAATAATTTGATAGTGAGCTACCTATCTCCGCCCCAACGTGGTTCACATCCCCGTCTAAAGATTGGCGCATCAGGATATTCTCTACGTAGACACCCACAGGAACGGTCACAGATGCAGTACCAAGCACGCGCCCGAGAGTGCCTGCCGGAATCGACTGTGATGGGACATAAAGACTGGTCGAATAGAGATTCGGCAACTGCTTAAGTGCTGTGTAATGAGTATTGAGTTGGTAATTAGAGATCTCTGTCATAGCATTCTGTCCAAATAGATATGATACCAATAGGGGATTGTTGAACTGTAGGTCGTAAGGGCCTGAGTAGTGATGTCGCAACGTGCGGGCACCGCATGGGTGGAGTCCGACAGAGAACTCTGCCAAATTCTTACTTGTGGGATATAGCCAAGGTTATGTATCAACTCCCCTGTAGTTTTGCCCGCCATGAAAATCTTTTGATAACGGTATTTAGAGTTGTAGCGGAAGGGTGACTGATAGTCGACCGGCGTGACTTCGCCCGTATAATCGGGTGGCGCAAAGGCCATGAGACGCAGATAGCACCGGGGGTTACTATCGACGTTGTTGATGGCCGTAATATTGATGCTGGTGGAATTTGCAGATACTTGGCAGACGTATTTTGGTTGTCCGCCCGTTGGACCGCCTGGAATAGTAACCGTCAAGTCGTAGCTCGGGCTGAAGTTAGAGTTATTACTCCACGAACCAATCAGGAGCGGCGTGAAGGGCAGCCCATGGGGGAAGGACACTGTCGTATACCCGGTGGACGCATCAATGCTGACCGTATATTCTCGTTTCCACACTATCCACGGCATTTTATAGTGAGTGTTGACGAGCAGATTTGTACTAGCCATTCTGAAGCTCCGTCAGAACATCTGTGCCGCTCTCAGATACTGCAATCACCGGCGTGCTGTCCTTCGGGTCTTGGCCGACGAGGATTTGCGCCTTGCCGTCTTCCCCATAGACGATGATCTGCTGTTGGCCCTGTGCGTTTTGGCCGAGTGAGATGCGCTTGATGTTGTTATTGTCGAAGTATTTGAAACCATCCTCATCAATACGGGTGACAACCTTAGAGCCATTGCGCACTAGAATTTCACCTGTAGCTTGGTCGATAGTTATGCGACCATTACCCGAGGTCACAGTTTGATTGCCCGAATTTTCTATAATCTTAGTGATTGCCATTATCCTAAAACATCCTTCCCGTCCAAAACGGACTGATTTAGTATGAATGCGGTCTGAATTTCAGTTCGCACAACCGTTATGGTTGTCGCTAACCCGGAACTACTAAGTTGGTGTGAGATGGCATTCACTAGCCAAGTTCCATCATATTTTGTCCCATCGAGTGTCACTATGTCCCGTATTTGAAGCGAGGGATCGCCCTTGACGGACAGCTCTAGAGTGGGGGAATACTCAGCATAGCGCTTCAAGATGTCAGTAGCGAAGGCGTCAATATTCTGCTGATTCCCAAAACAAGTGTTATCGGTGATGCTAAGCTCCTGAATGCCGAAGCGCTCAATCGATTCTTCGTCCTCCGCAGTATATTTAATGGTCGGCGAAGTACCGGCCACCTTTGCTGGCTCTCCCCAAATTTGGAGATAGTTGACGGATACGGGGAAATTGTTCTCATTTGTAAACTCAAGTTTCATCGCATCGGCGAAGAGCGTGCCTGTTGCAGTGATTCCTGAAGTGATGGGCTCACCGGAAAGATTGAGCACCGTGAAACTAGAACTATCTTCGCTTTCCCCGAGTTCAAGGTTGGTCTTGGCTGACCAAATCGGGTCATCAAAGCTTAGCCAAATCGTCGTGCCCCCATTGGCAGATAGCCTGTATTGGTCATCTTCGGCGTCAGATTGGTATCCCATGTCGTTATTGGCCACGAAAATCTGCTGGTATTCCTTCACCTCACGGATGTCTGCTTCTACATGAACCCGGTTGACGATTCCCGCTGTTTGGCTAGGTTTGATAGAAACAATATTGTTTCTATCAAAGCGCATAACACTCGTAGAACCAAGGCCTGACGTGCGTGGTGTAAATCGTATAATCCCCTGCTCGTCAATCCACATTGCCCCATTTTCTGCCTGGATTAGTTCTTTTAGCGCGTTGCCAGCATTCTTGCCCGATTCAAAATAGACGAAAGGGATTATATTCAAGCCCTGGTCTAGGGAGTACATGTATGGTTCTAGTCCGAACTGTTGCAATATTACGGCAATCACCTCATTTGTTCGAGCATTTTTCATCATCACCATATTGCGCAGGCTCATTTCTCCGATGGTAGACAGGAAGTCCATCGCGGTGAGCGAAGCAATGGTATTATTTGTGCCCGAATAATCGGGTACACTCTGAGTGAGGCCGACGAACACCGGTGTTACTCCTGCACCTTTGAACCCCAGGTAGGCACGCAGAGGGCGAGCGGGCAAAATGTTCTCCGAAATCGGTGACGTGGAGTTTTTAAAGCTAAAGAGCCCGTCGTAGTTGTTAAGAGTAAGGTCGCAAACGGCGCTCTGTATGTTGTATGGAAATTCCACCGAGCGACTAACTGACATGTCGATAACTCTATCTCTTTGTAGTTGGTAATCATATGCGTCCCAAAGTTGAATAGCATTATTATCGTTATCTGCCAGTAGATCTGGGCCATCTAGCGTGGAGCTGTCTAGCGTGAACCAACTGGTATTCGCATTACGTCTCTTCGTCCACGATATGCCCACTTCCCAATCAAGCGGTCGAATGCCACTTTGGGATAGCCTATGGTATAATTCCGATACCGTGTTCATTGCTGCGTGGTCTCTCGCATAGTTATCTTTACGTCTTCAACCCGCCCACAGCTGTTGATGGTTTTTCGCTCGGAGATCTGGACATAAACCGGTATATTCTCTACTCCAAACTCCGGGATGGAGAGCAGTGGAAACTTGAAGGTTGTCCGCTGGCGATCAACAAAACCTTTGAGCGTTAGGTACTCCTCTTCGCTCAGCGTAGCAAATTCCCGCTCCCATGTACGTTTCGTGTATAAGAAATCGACGTAGATATTGCCATCCAGTGTAGCGATGGTCTCCTCGCCGCCTTCTTCCGAGTCGGTGAATGGAGTATCGTACCATTGATATGTTTGAGAATCGGTCGAATCCGTAAGCGTAAAAGTTATCATACCCCTATAAATCTCCTCTTGTTATTTTCCTGGATTGCTTGGATAATTTGGTCGGCAACACGGCGGCGCTCCTGGGCAGAAGTGGCGAAGACGCCGTCAACATAAATGTTGTACGTATCGCCGCCGTTACCCCTGTCAGTACGACTCTCTAGCTGTTCGATAAGGCTCGCCATCTTGCTCTCAGGAACCACCCATTCGTCCTCGCCACCATCGCCAGCAATAATCGGCATACCGCCACTTACGGCTGGTACGATGCCACCCGTGTACATACGAGGGAGCGAGACCGTGCTGATCTTTCCTAGATTCACGCCAGCCCAGCCAAATGCGCCGTTAATTACACCGATGAACCCGTTGAGGACGTTTATAGGACCATTGATGAACCCTTCTACGAACCCCAGCACGCCGTTGACCACAAACTTAAACGCACCCGACACGGCGTCCCCCACTACCTTACCTACGCCGGTGAAGATGCCTACTATAGTATCCCACACACCTTTGAAGAAATTTCCTATACCACCGAAGACACCAGTTATAGCATCCCAGGCGCCTTGAAAAACACCACCGAAGAAATCCCCAATTCCGCTAAATATTCCAGTTATGAATTCCCACGCCCCAGAGAAGAAAGCCTTAATATTTTCAACTGTCGATCCGATAAAGTTTCCTATCCACCCAAACACCACCCCAACGGCTTCTTTGACCTTGTCAAAGTTTGCGATTAGAAGAATGAGCGCTGTGATAGCGGCGACAACACCTACTACGATCCACGTGATGGGGTTTGTTAGGAGTGCTGCAGTAGTGCTCAGAATTGCCGGGATAACGGTGGTGACCAAGGTCGTACCAATACTCACAAGCCCGGAAACAAAGTCTGTAAGTTTAATGGCTGCGAAAGCAGCTCCTAGGGCTACGACTACCGGTGTAACAATTTCCATGTGGTCTGCACACCACCCAAGAGCTTTGATTACTCCATCAATGGCTGGTTGGAGTGCTTCAAAGGCCTCAATTTGTAGCTCTCGGACCTTTGACTGAAGCTCCTTCATTCTGCCTTCGGTAGTATTAGCCATAGTGTCGGCCATGCGCTGTGTCGCGCCCTCTGATTCATTGATAGCCCCCGTCAACTTTATAAAATCTTCGTCTGACGCGTTGACGATCGCCAAGAGACCATTCATCGCTTCTTGTCCTGCAATTGATGAGGCGTGTTGGGCTTGCTGTTCTTCGCTAAGCCCGCTGAACGCTTCTCGCAAATTGCCAATCACGTCACCGAGCGACTTCATTGTACCATCAGAATTCGTAATACTGATACCGAGCTCATTCATACTCTCGGAAACGTCTTTCGTTGGAGACGCAAGTCTTGTTAACATTGATCGGAGTGAAGTTCCGGCCTGGCTACCCTTAATGCCGGCATTTGCCATAAGGCCAATTGCAGTTGCAGTGTCTTCGACCGAGTAACCCATCGCGCCAGCGACAGGGGCAACGTATTTGAATGTCTCGCCCATTAACTCGACGTTTGTATTTGCATTGGACGACGCGGCTGCCAAAACATCCGCAAATCGCCCCGTGTCTTGTGCGGATAGCCCAAAAGCGGTCAACGCGTCTGTCACAATATCCGAAGTTGTTGCTAAATCTGCACCTGCGGCTGTGGCAAGGTTCAGCACTGACCCCATCCCCGCCAGCATATCTTCTGTTTTCCAACCAGCCATAGCCATATAAGTGAACCCCTCGGCTACTTCGCTGGACGAATACCGCGTGCTTGCACCAAGTTCACGCGCTTTTGCGCTCAACGCGTCAAAATCGGCACCTGTCGCACCCGAAATCGCCGAAACCTGCGCCATAGTAGCTTCGAAGTCCACACCTGCCGATAAAATCCCGCCAGCAAGGCTTTTCGTCCCGCTAAGTGCAACATCGAATGCTTTTTGCGTTGCGCTAGAAATCAGAGTACTTGCAACCGTCCAGGCCTTAGAAGACTTCCCGCTTGATTTTTCCTGGGTCGATACGACCTCCTTACTGGAGGTACTGACCAGGCGTTCGTTCTCTGACAAGGTCTGTTTAAGCCCAGAGTTATCGCCATCAAAGAGGTAGGTTGCAGTGTAGATTGTTGTGGGACTTGCCATTGTCTAATGTCTCCACATATGATATAATTTGGGCATGAATACATTAATCATCCCAATACCACAGAAAGAGATGGAGGAGCAGATCTCCGGGATGAATGCGCGCCGAGTATCAAGACAGCAGCGTAAGGTCGCGCGGCGTGAACGTATGGCAAAGAAAATTGATAGTTGGGGACAGAGAACTGCAGATAGACTATATGCCGTCACCAACAAAATCAACGCCTCAAGCGAGAAGTTGAAGAAAAATTGGTTCGGCAAAAAGTAGTTCAAGGTTTTGCCCTTTCCTCATAAGGTTTAATACCCTTTTTGAATGCGTCTCCAGGACGCTTACTCATGATGCTACCAGACGCAATATGCGTCGCTCTAGCATCGTTAATCACATGACTATACCAAATTTTTCTTGCTCCTTCGGCCAGTAAATTCGTCTCTTCCATCGTGAGGGGAATTTTACGTCGTTCACCAGTCGACTCGTCGAAATCTTCCACATATCCTCGCTTGAAATCCCGAATCGCTCCCCATCCGAAGTAATAACCCAGTTCTGCCATTAAATATACCAGCGGTGGGATTTTGAGATTCTTACGATACTCTGTATTGCCCGACATACGCTTCTCATATGATGCAAGTGCCTGTGCCTTGTCTTCGGGTGACATCAAATCTAGAAGATTGGCTCTATTCGCCATCCTGACTCACTTTCTCAAGAATCTGCATGACTGCATCGACGGGTAGTTTCCCGAGAATCTCTCGCGCCTTGTCGGCAGGAGTGAAGGTTGAATAAAGCAATTCTAGTAGTTCCGCTAATGCCTCAGCTTGTTTCGCCGGTTTTTTGCTAGTGGCTTGGAGCACGGCAAGTTTCGCCGTTTGTGCGGTTGTGAGTGGGGAGAACTTAAATCCCGCCCCATCAATAATGACGTCTTTAGTTTTGACATATTCTGATGTGTTGATACTTATTGTCATAAAATCCTTTCTTGTTTATACGCCTATAGTAAGTGCGACCCCAGCCGGTAGAGAAGTTGTGGTATAATAGGGTTATTCACAACACATCCAAGGGTTAGCTTGACTTTTAAGCTGGGCTAATGTTTTCCCGAAGTCAAGTCTTTGGGTGTGTTGTGAACGAACATGTTAAACATTAGCCCATTTTTTATTTTGGGTGGAAGGGTTGAGTATAATCTTAATGTCTTTTTTTATTGCAGAGTGGGATCCCGGATATTATCCGGATATACGTACAGCAAATACAAGACAACAAGCGACATATCAAAAAATCAAACGGCGACTTGGTGCGGGTAAGATTGTAGATGTGGGGGAGAACGATGCTTACCTCTACTATTACAATATCGAATTGCGCTCAGCTATGATGGCCGCCATGGGCCCCAAGGAAATATCTCGCCTTAGAAAGGCCAATGAAGACTTCATCCGAAACTACTCACTGATAAAACCAAAAGTAACTGGCTACTTCTATCCGGACCTCATATTTGCAGATTTGTTACTCTATTTGAATAGGGACAACGATAGGATTCTATATGATTTGGACCACCTAGTGAATTTTTGTCTGAGCCATGGACACGGTACAAATGTAGAGTTAGCGCTCCCCGCATATATTACCGCTGGCAACTTCACTAGCGATTCCTATTTAGACCCATCCATCATGCAGGTCTTTGCCCCGACGTCACTGAGAGGATATATGACGAAGGTAGGGAAAGAACATGAAGCGGAAGTACTAAAAACCCTCTATGGCTTTTTGCGCGCTGATTTTGAGTATTCCTCGACGAATTATCTATACAAGATGTATGATTTCACTGATGGCGTGGTCTATTTAGACCAATATGGAGCCTATTGTTGCGCTGCACTTACGGAGGTACCAAAGGATGCCGCTAGGGTAATCGGCGGGTTGATGATTCCACTAGAGAATGAGGTTAGACTTAAGGCGTTCCTTAAATCGAGCGTTCGGGAAGCCGAGAATCTATTTCGTAGTTCGGTTGGCATTCAAGAAGTTGGGCAAGGATGGGTATCGGAAACTCTTCTGTTCAGACGGGTCGAAGCGGCCTTCCCCGATACAGAGGTAATCCAGCATGCCAGCCCCAGCTTTTTAGGGCGACAACACTATGATGTATATATTCCAAAATATAAGATCGCTCTCGAATATCAAGGAGACCAACACTACTCGCCCGTTGACTTCTTTGGTGGAGAGGAAGCGTTTAGAAAGAACCGAGAGCGCGATGCGAGAAAAAAGACATTGTCAGATTGCAATGGGGTTTATCTGATAGAAGTGTTCCCGGGGTATGCTATAGCCGACGTAATTATTGATATATGTGACAAAATTCAGACGCGGAGTAACCGAGTAATAGACCCCCAACTTGCTATCGGGCTCAGTAAGAGCGTCTCCAACACTTTGCCAAATGCCGATACTGCGACCCGTTATTCTATGGCTTCGCGCAAAGTGGTAAAGTCTGTACAGACAAAAATAGATGAGGACGCGTTATTGACGAGAAAAGCCCTTTTTCTTGTTGAAAAGATAAACCTACAACCCAAAGTCTTTGAAGACCCGCTCACTACGCTGGGACGCGACAAATACGAACGGCTCATGAAACTTTATATACAGACCGACAAAGTACTCTACGACAAAGATGTCCAGGACCGCATAAGTACACTCGAGCATCTCCTATCGGAAGGATTGACTCTTGCTAGCATATTTGGCGAGCTTGCTAGGTGTTACCATTCTTTAGGACAATATCGTCAAGAGATGTCGGTGATGCTTCGTGCGCAAAAAGAGTACGGGTTCGACTTCACGGACTACATAAAAAGACTCCTCAAAGGTCATTCCGAGACCTTTGAGGACCTTTTTGCGGGGTTTAACTCATAGAAAGCGTCTACTTGCTGGACGCTGATTTCGCTGTTGTAGTAGCCCCTGCGGCGGTCTTCACTGGGACTGTCTTCTGCTGAGTCGGGTCATAGACCGATGGCTGAGTAGCGTCACCAGTCCCGAAACGGAAGCGATCGCCATTCTTGTCAGGCTGCATGTAAACCGTGACCTCGAAGCTCGCCGCGTCAGATGTGGACAGCGTCGGGTTGAATGCAATCTTACTAACGCCTGCGTAGATATGCATATCATTGTCATCAGTCGTATCACACTTGGAGTGGATATTCATCGGCTGTGGTGTACGATTCATGCAGGCACGAGTACCAAAGATGATATTGCCGGTTTTTTGCTCCCCACTTGGGGCCGTGTAGGCCTCTGGCCAAATAATACCGAGGTACTTTGCCGCATTCTGCTTGGGTAGATACAGAGTAAAGGTGAACTCGGATGTTTCCGCCTTACCCGATGGCGTAGAAATGGTACCGGCTTGAGTATCGGCAGAAATCTCGCCCTCTTCGTAATTTGGTGATAGGTCCCCCAACAGCTCTGCGGGAATTACAGTATCGCCGATGGCGAGTTCCCAGTTCCCGGCTAAAATGTCAAACATGTTTTTCCTTTCCTATGTTTAGTTGTAAATTTTTAGAAAGTTATACTGATGTTGATTGCTGATACTTGATATTGTCGCCATCATCCCAGCCGGTGCGCAAATGCGATTTTCCGCAAGGTTCAGGATGCCGTGGTATAATGGTGGTATGGCAATCACTAAGAATGGTCAAGAAAAGCAAATTGAGGGTACCCTCGGTCAAACCGTAGATATTTATAACGGCGATTGGGAAGCTCTCAAGGAGATCACTAAGAAGTGGAATTTCTTAGATGAAACGAGTGCACTTCGCTTTGCTTTGGCGGTACTTACTGAGGCTGAGGATGGGACCCTACAAATTGGAGATTCTACTATATCTCCGACGAAAGGTCTACTCAAAAATGACGGAGAGTAGTGACCCCAATAAGAGGAGCGACTTCACCTCTAGGAATTTTATTGAGCGAAACCAGCATAACCGAGATATCGGCGGACTTAGAAAGCGGCTCGAAGATCTTGAGGCGCGCGTAGGAACTAATGAGGCGTTTGGTAAGTCATTTGCGCTTTCGCAGGAAAACTCTACCGTTCTAAACACGGCAGTGAAGAAAGTTATAGATGATTACGATAAGCACCTTCTGATAGTTAAAGGGACGGCGCTTGGCAAATGGTTGCTTGTTCTAATTCTAGGCGCTGTAATCGGGTGGATTGTCAACCAAGTGTTTACTTCAACTCAAAGCGCAGCGGAAATAGAATCACTTAAACGCCAGTTGGAATCATACGAAAAGAAACCCGGTGAGTAAAATACACCCCATAGATGGGGTGTATTTCGTTAGAGTGGGATTCTACTCTGCGGAAGCAGGAGTCACTGGCACCGTCTTCTGCGTGGTGGCATCGTACTTGCTTGGCTGAGTTAAGTCGCCAGTACCAAAGCGGAAACGAGTACCATCTTCAGAAGGCTGCATGTAGACAGTGACTTCCACGGCCACGGCGTCAGACGTAGAAAGCGTTGGGTTGAACGCAATCTTCGCTAGACCTGCTGGGATGAAGATGTCGTTGTCATCGGTCGTAGCACATACGTTATGGATGTTGTATGGCTTAGGCATACGGGTTTGGCAGGCACGAGAGCCGAAGACGAGATTACCCGATTTCTGAGTCTCACCAGTTGGAGCATTGTAGGCTTCTGGCCAGATGATGCCGAGATAGCTTGCAGCGTTATCGGCCGGCAAGAACATCGTGAAGGTAAACTCCGATGTCTCTGGCTTACCATTTGGTGAGGTAATGGTACCCGCCTGGGTTTCTGCAGAAATCTCCCCTTCTTCATAATTTGGCGACATATCACCGAGCAACTCGGCTGGGATTATGGTGTCGCCGACCGACAGCTCAAAGTTGCCAGCCATGAGGTTAAATACGCTATTTTGCATAATTCTCCTTTATTATATTAATTTTTTACAAAAATAAAGTCTATTCTGATGCTGATAACCAGAATTATGCCGAGGATTAGAAGTGCAGGACAACTAATACTTCCCGATGAAGTTAAATTGAACGAGGATCTTGGCAAGTTTAGAATTCTTCAGGATGTCTGGGGAGCCAGTCTCATCCATGATGATTCGGTACACGGTATTAGAAGTATAAACCGACCTGGACCACCAACGGGCTGGAGTAGTTTCGCCCAAGACAAACCTTCTGAAGTCTCTTTTTTCGGTATAGTACGACGGCGTTGGCCCCTCTGCCTCCCTCTGAGCTTGGGTGTAATACGATGGATGTGAGCCAATTTCTTCTAGGGATGGAGGGAAGAGCTTGTCATAAACGACGTCTTTCTGCTCCCTAGAGGTCAGGGTCACTACCTTGGTAGACCCCAAGTACGGCAGAAGCTCTTCACTTTCTAATCCTTGGATGGTCGAGTTAATGAGCCCGCGAAGTTTACTACTACTATACGAGTACGCGTAGTTATCGTTTGGATAGAAAGCTACCTCTTCTTTATATAGATTAATATTGCCCATCTGTATCGCAGACACTGTCCGCTCTACGCCGTCAATTTGCACAACCCTGTCACCAAATCCTAGTACTCGTCGCTTCATAACCGTGCCATCTGCCATTGGTATATCTAACAAGTCACCGACTGCGAGATATTGGCTAGCCACACCGGCTTTGACGATGTTCGACAGGTTGTCAAGGTCGACATTGTTGGAGTCTACCGGGTCAAAGTCTCCATCCCCACCAGCCTGCGCTTGGAATATCAACTTAGACCTGCCACTCACTGAACCATAGAGCTTGGATATGGGCCGTGCAATGCCATTCACGGAGCCGTAGAGGCTCTTGACGAGTCTCGTCTTGCCGTCTGTGCTACCATAGAGCTTTGGAAGTTCATCCACCATGCCTAAGCCGCCGTTTCTTCGTATACTGCTATAAATTGGTTCTCTGCGAGTTCTGCGCCCTCACCCGGGTCGGTAGTGGTCATTGTGATTGTAGGGATTGTTGTATCGCTCGGTAAAGCGCCTACGTCTGCGGCGGTGATGCCTGCAATCTTAGAATCTACTTCTGCTTTGGTATAGTAGTCTGTAAGGTCTACTTTTTGCTCACCCAGCTTTTCCCAAGACCCGTTTACGTAGATATATTCTGTATAGAGATTACTATCGTCAGTTTTGGGAGAAGCGAGGAGGTAAACCGTAGTGGAGCTAATCTCCTCAGTAGGCAGCTCGTCAACCACTGAGATAGCGAATTTGGGGATTGCGCTCACCAGCTCATTGGTTTCTGACTTGGTATAGTAGGACCCTAGGTCCGTTTGCACTTGTTCCACAACACTCTGCGCGGCCGCCTGAATAGCTTTCGTGGTAGCGTCTTGAGACATCACCGACTCGGCACTCTCGCCACTCTCCTGTACGATATCAACGGTTGCGTCTGACCCGTCTTGGCCAGCTTCGCCCCTAGGACCTTCTGGACCAATCGGGCCTTGGATGCCCTGTGGCCCCTGCTCGCCAGTCTCGCCTTTCTCGCCTTGAGGGCCAGCGGGGCCTTGTTCGCCACGTTCGCCTTGAATACCTTGCTCTCCCTGTTCTCCTTGGTCGCCTTTGTCACCCTTGTCGCCTTTATCTCCCTTAGGACCCTGCGGGCCGACAAAAGTAATACCTTCGCCGTCGGCCGGGAACGAGGAACCGCTCCATAAATAAAGTAATCCGTCGGCCTTTACGATATACGACTTACCTGCGTCGGCTTCCGTAAGGTCAGTTGGCAGATCTGCGTATGTTGCAACCTCGCCCGTAATAGAAATACCGGCTCCCGGGTCTCCTTTTTCGCCTTGTGGTCCTTGCGGGCCTTGGGCACCGTCATTGCCTGGCACACCCTGTTCACCTTGAACCCCTTGTGGGCCTTGCACGCCTTGCTCTCCCTGGTCGCCCTTTGGTCCTTGAGGCCCTGGCTCTCCTTGGGGGCCTTGCGGACCTTGTGGCCCCACTGGACCAGGAGTAGACGACGCTAGATCGGCAATCTGTCGCGCCGTGATGCGGTTAGTCTCTTTCGTCCCCGTTGACGCGGGAATAGTTTCTTCCCCGGTTAGCTCAGCCTTCTTCGGCAGTTGAGAAATCTTTATCGCTTCCATGTTATTCCTTTACTAGCGCCCGTCCCGCTTCTGTTATTATCAATACCCCCATCTCTGTCGCAATCGCTTCACCTTCTACCGGTACAGGTGGGTCCGGCGTATTGGTTGTTGGCGAATAGTAGACCTGCCCAGTGATACTATAGATCACGCGTCCATTCTCATCCTGCCCGTTGTTCGAGATGGTACTAGGCGGCATCAACGTAACGCCGCCAAAGCCATCGTCGGTATAGCCTTCTGCGGCAGGCAAATTGCAGACCCCATAAGACGCTCGGATGAAGTCGGCAACCTCCTGCAGTTTTGCGTAGGCCGTGAGGTCGTCCTTGGCGCGGCAGTAGATAGAATAGCCAGTGTTTGGCCTCGTTGTGCGCGACTGTGACGCCCCTAGGTCGCTGATATAGAGTCCATCTCGTCCTAGCCCCAGCTTCTCCCAAAACAGGTCTTGGTCAATAGTGCCGAAACCATTGTTCTGCAAGAATTGGAGAATAGATAACGTAAGTACTCTCATAGATAGGTCTTTATTCCTTTCTGCACAGCCGCGTCGCCACCATTCTTAAGATAATTTGGGCCAGTACCGGGGGTAGTATAATGGCTAAACTGTTTTTTCTCCTGCACGGCCGCGTAGCGCACGCTGGAATCGCCGAATACTGCCTTGACTTGTAGCCCCATGCCCTCGACGTGCCCGCTATCACGCAGATTGCCCACCTTCATTGGCGCAGTCAGCTTGGCGATATTAACAGCGTCTTGCGCCATGCGTCGTAGCCCCCGCCCTACCCGGACCTCTTCCTGCTGGAGCCATGCTCCACTCGAATCTTCGATTTTGACCTTGACGCTAGCCCCCATGAACAAACTCCGCCTTCTGTAGGGTTAGTCGGTAGTGTTCCGTTACGCCAGTATCAAAGTTCTGCCCTGCTGTGGCTCCGGTAATAGAGTAGTCCTGGCCATTGACCGACACACCTTGGCCAATAAGTTGCAGGCAGTCCGTCACTTCGGGGAAATCGCTTGGCCTGACGTGCAAGGTCGCGGTAGAACTCAGAGCTTCCATGTTACCGCTCTGCACCTCTCCAGCCTTGTCTTTGAAGATGCCCTCAAGCTGCCGCTCTGACACTACGGCATCGCCGCGCACTGTACCTTGAGCAATTACTAGGTAAGAATACGGCACTGCCTTAAATACATCGAAGACAGTCATCGCAGATTACCTTTCCACTACGCATTGGCGCCTGACACTGGGAATATTTCTCAATAACCGCGCCATTGAGTCGCACGAAGTCAACCATAGGATTAGATTCGTGTTCAAAGTAGCTAATCGAAAAATCTTCCACCTTTTTGCTACTAACCCCATGGTTGATGACGCTGTCTTGCTCAAGCGTAATCGCTTGGAAGCAGCGCGCGATGAGCAACTTGAGGTCGGCGGGTATATCAGCCATGTCAGCCAACTTGATGCAGAGCAAATCGTTTAAGCGCTCCACGGCAATACTTAGATACAGTTCGTAGTTGTCGCTTTCTAAAGTGCTAAGAGGACGGCCGATTAAAGCGGCCATCTGTTCCTTAGGGATTATCGGCTCTACTTCGTCCATACCGTCCTCTTTTGCTTAGCCTAGGCTATTTTTATTTTGTGTCCTCGTCGTTCGCGGTCTCGTCAGTACCAGCATCAGCTGCAGGTTTCTCAGCAGATTTAGCAGATCGAGCGGCCGTGGCGGTTGCGTAACCAGCGGCGACCTTTGAACCAAACAGGGAGCCAGCGACCATGCGCTCCTGCAGCATGCCCTGTTTGTTAGTTTTCATATCAAAGCCAGTATGGGTCATCATGTCACCAAGTGGCAAAGCGTATTTACCAGCACGATAGGCAATCACATCGTACCCCGAGCCTTCGATATAGTCGGCCTCAAAGATACGCGCCTTCAAGGTCTTCTCGAAGTCCGTCCCCGCTGGGAAGACATAATCTCCCTGGCTGTTTTTTGTGAGAGCGAGGTCAGTTAGCGTGCCTTCAGGCACGAATACGACAACCTCACCCTCTTCGCGTTTGACAGCGCCAATGGTTCGGATAATCTTCTCGTAAATATTGGTGGCTGGTGTGGTCGTCGAGTCGAGTACCGTGGCAACAAGCGATGCATAGCTATTTGCAGTACCAGCCGCATCAAGATCGCCCTTAATACTATAGATACCACGATTGCCGTCAAATAGAGCATCGTCGTCGTCTTCTGCTTTGCCGTCACCGACGATTGCGGCCTTGACGATTAAGCCATTGATACGTTCGGTCAGCTCCTCATTGCGCAAGAGAACAATTTCGCCGCCGTCGTCGAAGATTAGATCTTCGAGGTCGACCTCAAGCAATTTATAGATCATCACGGCCTTATAGTCACGGCGCTTATTGCTGACGTTTTGGCTGGTCTTGTCTTTGCCGCCCTTCTTATGCCTCTTGGCGGTGTCCTCAGTCGTCCATGCGTTCAGAGAACCGCGAAGGTTCTTCAGACGCCGGAACGTAGACAACGGGCTTGTAAGATCGTTCCAGGCCTTGAAGAAAATGTTTTCTAGACGTTCCGGAAGGATTTCGTCACCGCTAATACCCTTCTCGCGCATTTTTTCCGCCCAGCTCTTCATAACAGCAGAACCTGATTTGCCGAAATTGTCATGAATATGCTTTGCGAAGTCATTTTCACATTGCTTAGACTTCAAATATCCTGTTCCAGCAGAATAATTCGACATCGCCTTCTGAGACGGGCGTGGTTCCGTATCGCCCGGCTTCCGAATCTGCTTAGCGGCCATTTCTTTATGATTGAGCTCCGTGCTCATATCTTCCTCTTCCTCCACGGTTTCCGTGGTATTATCTTCTTGATTTTCTTCATCTTTGGTGTTGCCAGCTACTTCTCCGGCAGGTTTGCCTTTAGCCTCGGTAGGCTCTACTTGAGTGTCTTCCGGGGTCTGAGTAGGCTGCGCTTCCTCTGATGGGGTTTTTGGATCTTCGTTATCCATGCCTTTCCCTTTCACTTCCTTTGCTTGCTTTACAGCTAGAACTTGTGCGTCCTTGTTCGAACCTCGTGTGACGAGCGAGACCTCGACAATCTCACCGTTACTATTGGTGCGATTGCCACTGTCATAGTCGTAGTCATCGAACTGAATCGAGAACGCGTTGTCGAGATGCCCCTCTTCGATAAGCTTGAAGACATCCTGCGCATAGGGGCGCGAAGAAATTCCAGCTTCAAAGATGAGCTTGCCATCCGTGAACATGGCGCGGCGGACAGAACCAATCGTCTTCTCCACATCCCAAATATCATGATTCGTGAGGAGTGGAATGTCGACATTATCGGCACCATCTGCTGGTAGGTCCTTGACCAGTATTTCTCCACCACCTTTCAGTGGTAGACGAAACCCTTCGATAAGAACCTGCTCACGGTCGCGGTCTTCCGTAGCAGTGGACGCCACGAATGTGACGCGCCGCTCAGTCTGACCATCAGCAACTTCTGCTTCAGCAATTTTTAGTTTGCTAAGGGAAATAGTTTTAGTATTCTTTCCCATGTACTTCCTTTTTGTTAAACTAACCGCCCAAATGGGCACTGGTTGTTATACCCATTAAAAAAACCAGCCCAGCCGGCTAGCAAATAAATAAGAAATCAACAGCGGACGCCACCATATTCGGTAACTTTGCGGTTCAAGTCATCAATAGCGTAGCGCAGAGCATCCATAAGGTGGTCGTTGCCATCCATAGGCTCATCCAAGGTCTCTCCGGTAGACCGCTTCTTCCGCCAAGCATAGGTTAGAAACTCTCGCTCCAAGTTCTTACCAAAGTAGTAAATTCTTTTCTGATGGACCCTGTCAATTCCGCGCTTCACGGAGCCAGCGTCCTTATTAGCTGCAATGCAACGGTAGCCATTTTTCTTGATTTCCGCGATGATTTCGGGGCGCGCGCCATCCGCCACGATAAGAACAGAGGGGTCAATATTGTGCGACTTTAAGATTTTGCCGTAATCAGACCCGAGAATACCTTTCTGATAGACTAATTCTACGAGGCCTAGCGTGTTGTCGCCAAAATCATAGATTGCGACTAGTGCCGTCTCATCATTACTGAACCCGAAGTCTAGGCCATAGCGCACCAATTTGCCGCGCCGTTTAATCTCAGTCTCGTCAAGTGGTTGCCAGCCCTCATACACGTTGCCCTCAAGCGAGCCAACTTCGCCAAGGCCGTAGACGCGCCACCAGTTACTAGTGCCATCACCACGCCGCATTTCTAGCGCCTTGATGATATTATCGTTTAGGGCTTCGTTGCCAAGATAGTTGAGCTTAATAAAGTCCACGTCATCGCGGTTTTTATTATTGACAAGCTCGGTGTGCGCCCAAAACTCATTGCTAGGGTTAAAGTCGAGATAGACCTTTTCGTTAGTACGAACTTCAAGTTGCGAAAATTGATCCCATGAAATGCGGTTGGCTTCATTGACGAATAGAACATCGCGGCGTGGACCACGGCCTTTCATTTCGCTAAGGGCGCGGAAGAAGAAGCGGGTGCCGTTTGGGAATGTGAAGACATGCTTGGTCTTGTTCTCATGGAGAATTTCAAAAATACCTACATACTGACAGATATTCTTAAAATCTTCCATGGCGCCATCTTCAAGGTTGCCGTAGGTGTCGGTTACTACCCAGATTTTCTTCTTGGCGTGGCTGAGAGCGTAGTCGATAAGGATTGCCATGATGTCGACCGTTTTGCCAGCGGAAGTGCCGCCCTGAACAACCACGATACGTTTGTTCAGGGCTTGAATGCGTTCTAAATTGGTAGTGATATAGAAGTCCATGGCTATTTCTTGGCTGGCTTAGGGAGGAAACCACGTAGCTCTACATCCCCTGTGATCTCTTGCTTATTGGTGATACGGCCTCTCATCTTGTTGTACTCTTGGATTGCACCGAGCTTCGTTTTGAAGTCGGCGTCCTGGCAAATCAGCTTCTCAAGCTGTTTGTCGACAAACGTGTCGTTAAGCCCATGCGCCTCAAATATCTCCTCAATCCTCTCAAGAATGTAAGGCTTTGTCAGGTTCTCAGATGCGCCCGATTTGGCGGTGTTGTACCAACCGGGTTTCGTTGTATCGACATTGTAGGCTTCGACATAGCTTTGCACGCCATTCCCAAAGAACTCCCGATCGGACGCGTAGAGTTCGCAGAACAACGCCTGTTGCGGCGTGAGCTTATGTCCGGACTTCGTCCTGATGGCTGAGCCGCCTCGCCCGGCTTTAGCGCGCTTCGGACTCGCCTGAGTATTTTGCTTATTGTTCGCCATGGTTACCTTCCTGCGCCAGCCTTCCTTCACAGAGCCTAGCAAAACTCTCGAGACTAAACACTCTTTTGTCCATCACTACGAAAGCACTGTATTCTTCGTTGCCGCAGATTTCTGATGCCTTCTTATGCAAGCTCGGTCGATACGTGGTACGCTTGACTTTTAGGTTGTACTCAAAATGTTGCACGTAGTTCTTAATAGTCATCATCTCTTCTGGCCACATACAATCGGCGCAGTATTTTGTGTAAACGTAAATCGTCTTGTTTTTACCAGACATAGTCCGACGGTAGCTCCTTTACTCCCCGAGGTGGTATAGTTTTTATTGTATCTGTCACATGACAAGCTTCTACTCTGTAGTGGCTAGCAATCGTGCATACCTCATAGATGTCTTTGATGGTATTGCGACGCTTCAGTACTCGACAGAAATTGAACCAGTTGCTATATTCGCCCTTCTTGCGATCGAACCAGCGGTGAAATGCAATACACGTGTATCCCTGCGACACGATCGTTGTATGCTTATCGCGAAAGTAGATAAGCATACCGTTAGTTTTTCTAATCTCCGGTTCAAATTTTGGTAGAACGGTCATATGTTCCCTCCCTTCTCTTTATCTTATCGTCAGTTCCAGCCTGTCCTCTACCGTCTCTAACACCATCCATCAGAACTCGCTGCTTGTAACATTCCCTTTGGGTAATATTTAGCGTCACAGTTATGTGCAATAAACATATCCGGCCATGCCCTCCGTCCGCCATTCTGGCGCTTCTGTTTGATAGCCTGTCCGGGAGTGAGCTTGATACCACTCCCGAAGTCAGAATGAAACATTACATCTGGATATTGCAGGCGCAGGTAGTCTGCGACTTGAGATTGTAAATCTGATTCGGTCATTTCCTCAATCCTTTCCTTTCAGCTTTCTCCCACAAATTGGGCAATTATTTATTTCAATACTCACTCCATATCCCTTGCCTCTAATCTCTAGATAGACACTGGGTCCAGAGGTTGTGATAAGAGCACTAGCCCAGGAATCACCACAATTATCTATGGGCATTTCCTGATATTCCATCCAGAACCCACCATCTCGGTCGATTACAGGATTTTGGCAATACTTACACATTTTTACTCCCTAGTAACTCCGGGTTAGATAAGATATGACCAACCACCCCATAATAATCTCCACCACAACTAAAATCGCTAGCGATGTTGTCAACAATTACCATATATTTTCCTTCATCGTGGTCATATTCAACATATCCATACTCATCGTCCGATTCACAATAGACAATACTCCCCTCAAAAATCTCATTACCATCTTTATCAAAGAGGTTGGTGGACTGGATGATTATAAACCTATTAAGGTCCAAGCCATGCACTTCTTTCCTGTTAGCAAGCCATAAACCGAGCCTAATTTCGCTTTCAAAGATTAGATTTTGACCACCAAAGTCATACCAAAACGCTTTAGTCTCTTTATCCCATACCATAAACCGTTTTGGCACAGGCTGAAAATCTATATTATTCATACCACTCCTCTCTAATTGGCAGTCCGTCCTCATCGTAGACATCATTGATTTCTACCTCTCCATCACGAATATCATTAACATCATAAATCCCCTGATTCTCTCGGACATAGTCAGCTGCTTCTTGCGCAGATTCTGCTTCAACTTCTACACAACCTGTATATGTAAAAGTGCCTTCGACTTGGTACTTCATTCTTCTACTCCTAAATAAGTTTTCCATTCTTTTTCGTGAGCCTTAATGGAGACCTTAGCATCTTCATACGTAGAGAACCGAATTGTGCCATCAAGATATATACAATTGCTAGGTAGTAATTTCTTACCACTATGATACCAATATACACAAACTCCTTGCTGTTCATAATTCGGCTTAAACCCTTTCATATCATGTTTAAGGATTGCCCTAGCTTCTAGCCACTTTGCCTCTTTCTCGGCTTCTTCTCTAGTAAGATAGCAGTTGCCATGTGCTCTGCGTCCGCGGTCGAGTAATGTATTGCCCCATGCTTCACATTCAATATCTCTGCATGAGTTAATGAAATGGTATCTATCCCCTACTTGTATGTTGCCTACCGTCTTAGGCTCTTCCGGAATTTCCTCGAACCAATCAGTGAGAATGGTAGGGTATTTTTCTAGTTCTTTTTTACTATAAATAGTTCGGTAAATACCATCTGCCACACGTTCAACAATTTTACCATCATCCAATAGAAACTCTTTGCCAGCCTTAAAGGTTGGCAGGTCTTTAAGTAATTTATAACATTTCATTATTCACTACCTTTCACATCTCGAACCAAGCGCACCGCAAGGCCGTACCCGCGATAGTAGCTGTTCTGCGGGTAGACACTCGTGGTATACGTGTGCAGGTAGTTAGCATACGTCGCAGAGCTACGAGTAGCGGACCACCAGTAGCCATCCGTCGTGCGACTGTGCACCTTACCGATTTCAAAGTCATAAAAACCCGTGAGGCCCATGTTGAGATTCTTGTACAGGGTCTGCGCGTCTAATTGACCATCTTTTTGCCCGAATTCCTCACAAATTAACACCCACTCCGAACGAGTCGGTAGACGCCAACCGGCGTCTTTAAGTTTTTCTTGAACATCCAAGGCTTCGTCATGAGTAAAGTAGTGCTTGCCATCGACTTCTTTACCGCCAACGTTATAATCTTCAGCTGCGATTTCTACGTTGGCTAGCTTTGAGATGGCTACGACCTTTGGATCATATACTGCTTCGGCGACGATCGGGTGGAGCAGCAAGGAATCGAGTGCCATGATCGATCTGCCATCATAATTGGGAACGCGTTGGTCCATAAACTGCGACACCTCCTGTAGGCTATCTGCCTCGACGATTATTTGTTCAATCATCCCGATGGTTTCACTTCCGCGCTTATTATAAGATACAACAAATTTCATTTTTTACCCTTTCTGGTCTGTTTGACCTTGTTGTCTTTTAATATCTTTTTGAGTTTTAGATCATTGATCTGTTCCTTGAGTTGCCGATTTTTCTGCCTCTCGTCACTCAATTTCTGCTTTAGTTGGGCAACTTCATTTCGCAATTTTTCTTTGGTCAAGTCTGCTTGCTCTAATGTTAGGCGTGCTACATCCAACTCGTCTCTGAGGGGATCTATACTCTCGAGATCCTTCTTGAGGTTGGTTATTTCTGCGTCTTTTTGCTGAGCCTCTTCAGCCAGCTTAACCACAAACTCCTTGACGGTGCGCACCCTAACGGGCATATTGTTATCTGAGCAGATAGTGCCGTCGAAGCATTCGATAGTCTTCCGAGCGGGCTCTATTCTACAAAACCTTGGTTTGTTAAAAAGCATTATTCTCCTTTACTATTCATAGCTCTCAAGCCACACGACTAACATGACTACAGCGAACCTAATGAGCGTAGGTACGCGAAATGCTACCATTTCTTCGGGTGTCATTTCGTATGCTCTCCTAGGCGGCCCGCCCCAAAGGTTAGACCAATAACTCTTGGGAAGGCGTCGCAGACTGCTTTGACATTGGATGGGTCATCATCGATAAAGAAAATATCCTCACTCTCTTCTCTGCCCTCATCAAGAATCTGTCTAATCAGCTCTACTTTTATCTGTGGTGATGGGCGATAGTCTCCGTCTTTACGCATATGAAGACTGAACGATGCGTCGTCAATATCAAGATACTGGAGACGATGCTCAGTCATTGTACGAGTCCGCTCCGGTCGCCCAGTCACGAAACAGAGGCGAAACGGGCAGTTATAGCCACGTATGAGTCCCCTTACTAGGGAAACCCCACCATTGATAATAGAATCACCGGCAAGCGCATCGTCCGAGTAAAAGCTTTCATAATCACCTGATTGCTGATAATGCAGCCGGTGACTGATATCGAACAACACTCCGTCAATATCGCAAAATATTATCATCTTACAACCCCGCTAGTTTGATTAAAATTGCCATAACTAGAAACAGAGCGCCGACCAGTAACCATCCTAGAACTTCTGCCGATTTGATAGCCTCGTGGTCCAGCCTATTACTGCGTGAACTATCTGTAGGCTTAACCTTTTTGACAGAAAAAAATATAGGCCCGTAGCCATAATCTTCAAACGGTAGGCCGCTCTTTTCCCCATAGACGGTTGGCATTTTCTTTGGACGCGGTAAACGTTCAGTCAGTAGTCGGTATTCATAATAAGTTTCGGCACGGCGGATGTAGCTTAGTGTTGTATCTTTGATGTTATATTTCTTTTTCACTGCCTCCCGGGTCATGCCACCCGCAAGTGCCCCTTTGATAACTTGGAATCGCTCTTTAGTGACGGGGTTATGCATGCCCATCTTGAGTTTAACTTTCTTCTCTGCCATTTTACCTCTCTTATTTTTAGTACCTAAATAGGTCGCTCCAGGCCAACTGCGAGTTATTCTAAAGCGACCCCTGGTAGAGTATGACGGTACCGCCCCGTCGTCAACCGTGTATAAGACGGCCGCTCTACTTTTGAGCTAATACTCTGTATCCCGGGCTGATAAACCCGGTAGTCACCATTTGCAACTGGCTCCTTGCTTAGGCGAGAATTGAACTCACATCACAGGTTGATCAGCCCCGTTGCTCTACCATTGAGCTACTAAGCCATATGGTGGTCTAAGCAAGATTCGAACTTGCACTGAAGCGATTTTAAGTCGCTCGCCTCTACCGGTTGGGCTATTAGACCTATGGTATCGCCTGTCGGATTCGAACCGACACTAATATGCTCCTAAGGCATATGCCTCTACCAATTGGGCTAAGGCGACGATGGTTGGAGGAGCGAGAGTTGAACTCGCCGCAGTCGGCTTATGAGACCGACAAGTCCACCGGAACTTATTCCTCCAATATGCAGCCTAAATGCTACGGCAGGGGCAGACTTGCATTTTTTATGCCTGCTCTCTCGTTTCTTCACGTACACGAAATAAGCATTAGACGTATCCCCGTTTCCTAAATGGTGCTTATCCGTAGTGTTTGCTGTGATGGTTTCATATTTAGCCAAAGTTGGTGGCACGGTCTAAACGGCCAATGGTTTAGAATTCATCCCATTGGCGCCACCAAATTGTTAATTTGCTGTCTCTTCCTCTACTACCTTTTGCTCTACACGGTCTTCTTCGCTGGTACCAAGCTCTGCTTCGGAGACTTCGAAGGCAGGTTTGTTGTCAACATAATTGCCTTCACTATCAGCTTGGTCGTATTCAATAGCTTTCTGCATGTCGACCGAAAGTGGTGCGTACTTGCTCAGAATTAGCTTGATGACGGTTTTTCTAGACATCGCATCAAAGTCGTCTTTCCAAACACCATAGCCACGCTTGTAAGTCTGTGAGTATTTACGGGCATGACGTTCCAGCTCGGCCACGGTCATATAGAGCGTTTTGCGGAAACCGTTGAGCAATTCGAAGTACGCAACGTAGCCGACGGTTTCTTTGTTGAGACGTTTTTTGTCATCTTGTTCCCAATCCCAACTAATCTCTCCGGATAGACGATCTATCTTCAGGATTTCCCCTTCTTTAACATCTGTGCAGTTTATCGTCTTGAACTGTCCGCTGCGCTGCGCTAATTGCACAAACCCTTTCCAGCCGATCTGTAGCTGGGGTTCACCTTTGTAGGCAATAATATAGGCATGCCCTAGGTTTTGATTAAAGGGCAATTTGATTGCCGCGGCCATGAGGCAGCAATTGTAGAGCTTGATTGGGTCGCAACTTTGTAAATTCTTATCGGAATTGTAAAGCGATAGCACAGAGCTCATAAACTGTTGTGTGCCTTTACCGAGCACATCATTTGCTTTCTTCACGAAATCTTCGTTGTGTACGAGCGACTGGATTGACACTCGTGGTTTTACTTGTAGTCCATTTGTCATATTAGAAGCCCTTTTCCCCGTCTCTGTACCCCATCAGATAAATTCGATTCACTAATTCGACGGATGTACTGGGCCTCCCGTCTTATTTCACTTCTAAGCCGATCAATTATTTGGGTCTTGTAATTCATAAGCTAAAATCTCCCAACTCATTCACTTCTTCAATGAGGAAGTTCGGTTCACGATCTCCGAAGCCCTTAATCGCGTTTATGCATTGGTCCAGTTTGCGTTCGCCATGCTCGAGGAACTCTGCCGAGCAATGATGCCACTGCACCCGGTAAGGGAATACTGTCTCGGCCACGCAGAACCAAAAGTTGCAGAGGGCTGGTGACGCCCCGATAGCCTTACAGGCCAGCATCGAGTAGAGCGCTGCCTGCAGATCATAGTGTCGCCTCATCGCTTTGTATTTGAACTCATCAAATTTTGTCGTGATTTTTAGATCTGCTATCACGACCGCCCCGTCTGACAGCTGTTGTAAGGCATCCGCTTTGCCCCGAATAGAGACACCGTTAATAGTGGCATACATTTCGACCTCATGACGAATGCCGTCGCCAAGTAGTAGATGGTTACTGCGCGAATGAGCTTTTACATTGTCGACTATGGGTACGAAGGCCTCATATTCGTTCTTGCGAATGATTGTCTTACCCTTAGCCTTTTGCGCGTCGCGCCACGCCTTGGCTTCGTTTGTCCTGAAAGCCTCGTACGGCGCCACTACGAATTCCTTAGCGTTGCCGCCCAGCACGAACATGTGAGTTAGCTCGCCTAGATCGACAGCTGTGCCGAATTCTTGCTCAATCATTTTTCTCTTTTCGGCTACTGCCCAGTCGATCCCATGATCAAGGATATTTTTCATTTGTGAGTATGACCATTCCGGCCTATCGTGATAATTCATGCTACCCCCACTGCAGCATAATAGTCGTGCAATTGCTCTCGGTAGTCGTTCCTAGCCTCAGCGTCTTCTGCTTCAGCATCAAACCTAGCCTGGTCGGCTAGATTGTCTACCATCATCTTCGCCATTGTCTCGATGTCATCCCAATCTAGCCAGCTATAACGTTGGTTGAACACATATTCAAGTTGCTCCTGCAATTCCTCGTCTGTGTTGGCCCCTTCATGGACTTGGTCTGTTAGGTATCGTAGGGTGTCGAATTCGTGGCTCAGATGGATGGCGCCACATTTGCCGCAGACCACCAAGCTCAAGCCGTCTTCTTCGATTTTGCAGACGGCGCCACAGTCGTGGCACTTTTCGCAAGTTTTAGTATAGTTTTTTAATGATTTCATTTCCCAATCCTTCCCAATCGTAGACTTAACCCGATGAACCTCGATTGGGTGGTAGATTCATCGGATTAAGCCCACGAAATTGATTTTTATCGTTATTGTTATAGTTATTCTGATATCATTTGCAAATGTAGTCACGATCATCGCCATAGTAGGTATTCTGATAGACCCATTCGCAGTTATTGGCAATCGAATATTCACGTAAGTCGTAAGCTCGCTTGAGACTTATTACCACTCCAAGCAGTCCTGCGACAGCTACCGTCAACAATACAATTGCGATATTTTTGATTTTCATATTTGTCTCCTTAACTTCTATTCGCCGTCTCAGCTGCACCAAAGTATAGCGTAAGTGGTTTTCTTCCAAAAACATTTCCATTCCAACATAAATTAGAAAATTTGATTAACCATGATATCCAAAGTGCAACGTGGTCTAAAGCGGCCCGTCTAGCTTATGCAGCTGGGATGGCGAATAGAATCTTAGTGGCACCAGTTCGGATTTCGTCTGACCTCTAAACAAAACTATTAGGTCGACCATGCCGAACTGGCACCGATTATTTAATTCGTAAGCTTTATCAAATTGTTAAAAGTCATAAACTAGGGTTTACCATAGCCGTTTATTATCTCTATGGGGCTATCAACCTGGAATTGAAAGCCCCAATGAAAACAAAAAAATCACGCTATAGGCGTGATAAGCGTGATTTACATAAAAAAGATGCCTTGCGGCGTTAATATAAAAACTTACTTGGTGGACCAGATCGGACTCGAACCGACCACCTCAGCAATGCGAATGCTGCGCTCTACCAGATGAGCTACTGGCCCAACAATGTCTATTATATCATACTTTGACCGGGATAACAGGGTTTTCTGACGAAGACTCTGTTATCCCAGTTTGTGGGTAAATAAGAAATACTACTAGCATATACTAGTAGTATTTCTATGGAGCCGCGACCGGGATTTGAACCCGGGACCTCATCCTTACCATGGATGCGCTCTACCGACTGAGCTATCGCGGCATGAGTGTATTATATCACATAACATCCCAAAATGGAAAGGGCTTTTTCGGCAGGGTGTGATATAATTGGAGGTATTATGGCAAAAATGGAAGATATTGTAAGTTTATGTAAAAGGCGGGGATTTATTTTTCCGGGTTCGGATGTGTATGGCGGGATGGCTGGTACGTGGGATTTTGGGCCGCTGGGCGTGCTTTTGAAGCGCAAGATCATGGATGAATGGTGGAATTATTGGGTGGATCAACGCGATGATATGTATGGGGTGGATGCAGCGATTATTATGAACCCGCGCACCTGGGTGGCGTCGGGACATGTGGGGACGTTCGCCGACCCGCTGGTGGAATGTAAAGATTGTAAAAACCGCTTTCGGGCGGACAAAATTGCCGACGGGATTTCTGAGTCGGTGACGACGGAAGAATTTTTGGCAACGCATACCAAATGTCCGGTTTGTGGCAAGGAGAATTGGGGGCCGATTCGTAAGTTCAATATGATGTTTTCGACACATGTGGGGGCAGTGTTGCCAGAGGATGTAAATGAAAATCCAGAGCTGGCAGAAAAAGGGATTGCGTATCTACGTCCAGAAACTGCACAAGGTATTTTTACGAATTACAAAAACGTGGTCGACACTATCTATCCAGATATGCCATTTGGGATTGCACAGCAGGGTAAGGCATTTCGTAATGAAATTTCGCCACGGGATTTCATCCTGCGCGACCGGGAGTGCTCGCAGATGGAAATTGAATATTTTGTCGCACCGGAGACTTGGGAAGAAAACTTTGAGAAGTTGCGCAAAGAGCAACACGAGTTCCTAGAAGAGGTGATGGGTTTGCCAGTGGAGAAAATTCACGAACTGGAAGTGCCGGAGGAAGACCGAGCGCATTATTCGAAGCGGACGATTGATTTTATGTTCGATTACCCGAACGGTGAAGAAGAGCTGATGGGCTTGGCGTACCGGACGGATTTTGACCTTTCTAACATCCAGCGCGAGTCGGGGAAAAAGATGGAATATCGCGACAAAAACACCAACGAGATCTATATTCCACATGTGATCGAGCCGTCGATTGGGGTGGAGCGGTTGATGCTGGCGGTGCTTGCAAGCGCCTACGCTGAGGAAGATGATCGGATTGTTTTGCGACTACCAGAAAATTTGGCGCCATACAAATTCTGTGTTTCCCCACTTTTGAAAAATAAACCGGAACTGGTCGAAAAGGCTCGAGAAGTTTACCGGATTTTGAAAGATAAATATACTTTTGTGACCTGGGATGATTCTGGGAACATTGGGAAGCGCTACAAGAAACAGGACGAAATCGGCACACCAAAGTGCGTGGTGATTGATTTTGATACCTTGGAAGACGACACGGTGACAGTGCGCGACCGAGATACGACCGAGCAGGTACGGGTGAGGGTTGAGGAATTGTAA